CCTAGTGTCTGATGCTAAAGGTCGACAATTAGATCTAGAAAAAGAAATATTAAAGTTTGGTGAACAAGGTAAGTTGGCCAGTTTGAATGCTTACCAATTACAAGTTGACATTACTCGTGCAGCCGCGGCTTACACAGAAGAATTAAAAGGCATTGATGAACAGTTAAGAAAGAACTTGTTGACTGAAACACAAGCCAATGAATTAAGACAAAAGGCCGCAGAGAATAGAGCCCGTGCTGAAGAATTGGCATTACAAAACTTAGAAGCTAGACAGCGTGCCTTGTTGTTTAATCTAGAGCAACAAAACAAATTAGATGAAAGAAGACTAACATTCTTCAAAGAAACTGCTACCTTAAGTGATAGAGAAAAGAAGAATGCAGAAGATATCTTTAATATTGAAACTGCTAGAAGAAAAGAGCTAGAAGGTATTCAAGCCATTACGGATGAAACATTAAGAGCTAGCAAGTCTGCAGAAATCAACAAGGCCTATGATGAAAGAATTGCTGCCGCTAGAAGAAGCCAAGCCGCAGACATGGACTTGATGCAAAACTTCAATGCTGGCTGGGAAAAGGCCTATGCCAATTATGTAGACAGCAGCCGCAATGCATTTGAAACTGCTAGATCATTGTTTGAAAAGACAACTAGAGGTATGGAAGATGCCATTGTTACATTTGCTAAAACAGGCAAGTTTGAATTTAAGAACTTCCTAGCAACCATAGCTGAAGAATTGCTACGCAGTAACATTAGAAGATTAATTGCACAATCATTTGGCAGCTCTGGAGAAGGCGGGACCAGTGTCCTTGGCAGTATATTCAGCGGATTCAAGAGCTTGTTGGGATTTGCCAATGGAGGCATGATTCCTACAAATGGGCCAGTCATTGTTGGTGAACGTGGCCCTGAAGTAATTAGTGGAGCAGCCGGACGCTATGTAACTCCTAACAATCAGTTAGGAGGTACCGTGGTATATAATATCAATGCAGTTGATGCACTAAGTTTCAAACAACTAGTTGCAAGAGACCCCGGCTTTATACATGCAGTGGCACTACAAGGTGCTAGAACAGTTCCAGGAGTAAGATAATGAGTTATCAATGGATTATAGACAATGCAGAATCAATAACAGTTGTAAGTAAAGCTGTTGTTGCAAGAACACAGTCCCGAGATGGAACTGTAAGACAGGTTGCCAGGGATGGAGCTGTATGGCAATTTGAAGTAAGTTTGGCCAGCGGCATTCCTTGGGATACCAGCAGAAGGTATCTTGAGGCTGCTGAAGCCAGTTATAACCAATCAGCAAACACACTTGTTGGTTTGTATGCAACTGGACAAGCATCATGGCTCAGCAAGTATCAAGGTAATAGTGCAAACTACACTGGATTCCAAGCCAGTTGGAGCCAAGGAGCAACCAGCATAACATTAACTACCAGTCCTAGTACTGGTGTTGGCTTTTATAAATTCCGTGCAGGTGATTTTATACAATTAACCAGTTCAGGTAAAGTTTATAAAGTTGCTGCAGATGTTGCATATAATTCCAATACTGTTACACTGAATAGAGCTATCATAGATTCATCAGGCTCTGGCACATTGCAAGTTGGTCCTAATGTCCTTTGGGATGTTTACTGCACACAATTACCCAATCTAAGTCTTGTTGGCAGGAACCAAGTTGGATTCAGCAGCAGTTACATTTTTACTGAGAAACTACAATGAGTTACGATTTAACCAGTTACCCAAGAATTGGTACAGCACTTTTAGTCAGTATTGAAATAGATGAATACCGTGTTGAACCGGGAGATACACCAACCAGTACTGTTCTAAGATTCTGTGACCAAACAAGAACTATTACATTTGGTGGATATCCATTTGTAGGTACAGGTCAATTGCTTAATATAACTGCCACACGCAGTGAACTACGTACCAGTTCTAGTAATTTAACCATAAGCCTAAGTGGTATTCCTGATAATCGCATTAAGGAAATTATCAATAGCCGAATCAAAGGCAATAGAGTACAAATATTCCGTGCCTTCTATGATCCACAGACATTGGGCAGTTTAAGTGTAGAACTTAGCGATCCAATTGGCCGTTTCTTTGGCGTTATCGACAATTACAGTATCGAAGAAGATTATGACATAACTAACAGAACTGGCAGTAATACTTTAAGTTTAGTTTGTAGCAGTTGGATTGATGTATTAAGTAAAAAAGTTCAAAATAGAAAAACCAATCCAAATGATATGAAATCATTTTACAGCACAGATGTTAGTTTTGATAGAGTGCCTAGATTAGTAGGTGCTAACTTTGACTTTGGAGCACCACAATGAGTTTTTTAGATGATTTAGGCAGTTTCCTAGGCGGTGGTGGCATTGGCAGCAGCCTAGCAAGAACAGCATTAACAGGCCTAGCCCTGAGGCAATTGACCAAAAGCATTAACAATGACAATGCTACTAGCCAACCTGATCCCGGAGTTAGATTACAAAGCCCAGCAGATCCAGAAAAGTCTGTACCAATAGTTTATGGTAGTGCCATAGCAGGAGGCATTATTACAGATGCTGTGCTTAGTGCAGACAACTTGACCATGTATTTTTGTGTTACCATTTGTGAAAAGACTGGACTTACCAACTTAGGTTCTGGTGCAGCCAGTGAATTTACATTTAATAGTGTTTATTGGAATGACAATAAATTGTTCTTTGATCCTGCTGATGGTGTAACTGTCAAATACAGCGAAGACAGAGATGGTAACAAGGACACTAACATAGATGGTCTAATACAAGTTTATTGTTATGCAGGCAATCGTTCAACTCCAGCTGCCGTTACAGGTTATGCAGTACCAACACTAGCAGGTGGTGCAACTGCTGATACTGTTATGCCTAACTGGACTACAAATCATAACATGAGTGATTTAATTTTTGCCATTGTTAAGATGAAATACAATAAAGAAAAAGGAGTTACCAGCATAGGTAATTTTAGATTTGGCATTGAAAACAGCATGAAGGCCGCAGGTGATTGTTTGTATGATTATATGACCAATTCAAGATATGGTGCTGGCCTTAACCCAGCGGAGATTTATGTATCATGAACAGTTTACAAGAACTTAATGGTTATGGCAATGGCACCGTAAGTTATACGGATAATAGACCTGCTGGAATAACTTTTGATAGAGTGAATACAACTAACCAATTGGTTACAATCAATCAACATGATACACATCAAGTTTACACAGGTATTGAAATAGTTGAAGTTATTCGTGCGGCAGATTGCACACCAACTTACACAGTTAATGTCAGTAGCATAACAGGTGCAACAGTCAGTTGGGCAACTGTGCCTAGTGGCTGTACAGTAACCAATCCAAGTACAGGCGTTTATCGCATCAGTGGAGTTAACAGCAAAAGCATTTGGAATATTGTTAAACGTCCTACTGTTTCAATACCTGCAAACTTTGTTGGTGTTGGTAGTTATAGTGCAACTATTACTTATAATACAACACAAACCAAAACTTGGAATGTTTCATTAACAGTAATTGATATTACTAATATGGATACTGCTGATGACTTCTACTTCCTAGGCGGAGTTAATGGCTTAATTGTTGGCAATCCTCAGGTTATTGACAATTATCCAACAACTTGGAACGTTACTGTTACACCAAGTACTGCCAGCCTAATTACCAGTTTAACCACAGCTGGTAGTGGCGGAACTGTCAGCTTCAATGGTACTACTAAAGTATTGAGTATAAGTGGTACTAAAACACAGGTCAATAGCCATTTGAATTCTATCAGTTATGTAATCCCCAGCACAACCAAGCAGGACTTTACACTACAATATGTTGCAGATAATGTAGCATTGAGCGAGGGTGATAGCAAAGTACAACAAATGTACACTACAGAATATCTAAGTGCTACAAGAGCCAGTGAAAGTTATACAATTAATACCCTTGCTAATATTAGTAATGGCCCATTGGTTACGGATGCAAACTATACAGGAACTGGTTTATATACAATGACCATAACACCTAGTGACACAGCAGCAGTAAGTAGCATGGGTTCTAGTGTAGCTGTACAATATTATCCTAGAAATGCAGTTGGCACAACAAATATTACTTTAAGGCAAGCATTAGATAACCAAACTTATACAACAATTAGTGGCAGTAATGCTTTTGTTATGTACGAAAGTGATTATTCTAGTGCAGGTATAACTTCTGGTAAAGAAATTAGAGGTTTAGGCCTTCCTGATGAAACAATTATATCTAGCATTGGAAGTACTTTTTATATAGGACCAATTCAATATCGTACACTTTATGCCAGTAACAACTTTACACAAACAACAACTGGCGCACAAACATTAGCTATGGTTAAACTTACTGTTAGTAACATATCTAATACACGAGCATTGGTGGTAAGCCCCGGACTTAATTACTTTGCTTATTCTAAACAGGAAGTTAATCAAGTATATGTTTATGAAGTATCAGGATCGGAAGTATTCTTAAGAGATACACTACAGCCAAGTGGTCATCCTTCACAAGGAGTTTATCCATTGTATTTTGGAAGTGTTGTCAAAGCCAATACTAGTTTTGATGTAATGGCCATTGTTGCTGGTGGGGATAATTTACCTGCACAAGGCGCACAAGTTGAAAAAGGTGCTGTGTATATTTTTAGACGATCCGGTACAACATGGACACAAGAATTAAGAGCAATCAATTCCAATACCGATAGTAATTATGACTACAAATATGTAGAACTAAGCCCACAAGGTAATACTTTCGTTACTAGTCCTGTAACATCTAGTGTTGTAGCCAATAATAGAATGGATTTTTGGAATTACAGAGCTGAATTGCCCGGAGAATATTTCTGGTACAAAGATTCAACAATTACCTTTAGTGAACAGCGTGAAATTATTGGATTTAGCAATGATGAAACATATTTCTTCTTGGCTAGTCCTTACACACCTGCCAGTGGTATAAACGGTGCAGGTTCTGTTTATGTTTACAAGAGAACTGGCAATACTTGGGCACAAGACACTATTATCTATCCAGCTAATCCAGTACTGAATGGCAATTTTGGTGGTTATGGTACTAGAAAAATGCCTGATGGAACATTTGCACTTGGCCAAACCAATGATGTCACAGAGATTTATTCTTTAGTCAGTGGTACTTGGACTAGAACAAGCACATTAAATTATGGTGTACCAAGCAACTCCTACAGCATGACTTCGGATGCAAACTATTATGCTGGCGAAGATACTGTATATAAATTAACTGCTACAGGCTATACAAAATTAGTTTACATTGGAGATAATAGCCTAGTAGAAACTGCTAATAGTTCAAACTATTATTCTTATATTTCATCCGATGGAACTAAAGTTTTACAGTTCTTAGTAGGAGCCGATTCTCAACCTAAGTTCTATTATTATACCGATGGAGATCCAAATAGAATTAGTTTTAATGCCACAACTAAGGTATTGACCATGACAGATACCAAAGCTTTCTTAAATGAAAGACTTGATACTATTACGCTAACTCCTGCAACAGATTATGAAAGTAATTTTGTATTAACCTATAGCGTTACTACACCTAATTCAGTTACGTATGGTGGCCGACAACAAAATGTTAACCGTACAACTTAAGGACAATTTATGACAACAGCAACAATTACAACTTTTGAAATTAATGGTGTCATTGATACTAGTCGTAGTGTTTTAGACAACTTAGAAACATTAGCCAGTGCTGCCAATAGTTTTTTCACACTTGACAGCCATACTGGTAAATGGTGCGTAGTAATTAATAGAACTGGCACCAGTATAGCCAGTTTTGATGACAGTAACATATTGGGGCCAATTACACTAAGCGGTAGTGGTCTTACTGATTTCTATAATAAAGTTGTTGTAACATATCCTAGCACAGAATTAATGGATCAAAGAGATACCAGCGTCTATGAAATTGCTGCTGGTGATAGATATGACAACGAACCAGACAATACATTAGAGATTAATTACGATATTGTTAATAATCCTATCCAAGCCGAAATGCTGGCTTTGACACAATTGAAACAAAGTCGCGTAGATCTAGTAATTAAATTCCAAACCGATTACAGTCATATCAATGTAAAAGCAGGTGATTTAATTGATGTTACCAGCGAGATGTATGGTTTTAGCAGCAAGTTGTTTAGAGTTATCAACATTGAAGAAGAAGATGGTGAAGATGGTGCAATTCGCATAGGAATCACCGGTTTAGAGTACGATGCTGATGTTTATGACTACACAGACCTTGCTAGATTTGAAAGAACTCCAGCCAACGGCATTAAACAAAGGGCCGCTAATACGCAAATTGCCAACAGTGAAGACATTAATGTAGGTGGCCAAATATTCCGTATGTTGGCAGCTACCATGGTTACAGATTTATTGATCAGTAGTTTTACAAGAGATCCAGTTACCGGTGTTGTTAGACAAATACTAAGTCCAAAAAATGCTGCTGTTGAAAAAGTCTTAAAGAACATGAAGGCTCCTCCAGTAAACATTACTGGACCAAGTTCTATTTGTGAAAATTCAACATTGACCTTAACGGTAGCTGTAGATAATTGTGCCTGTTTATTAGATACAACTGCTTATACTTTTAACTATACAATTACAGGTGTAACCGCCGCGGACATTAGTCCATTTCCATTAACAGGTACTACACTTGCAGGTACAGTTAATATTCCAATTGGCAATTTAAGTTCGAATAAAACTTTAACGTATACCATCGGCTCTACCAGTAAGGCTGTTTCATTGTACAATAGTTTAAGTTATACATACAGCACAACAGCAGAACCAACTGTAATTACAGAAGGCGGCAGCAGTACAGTAACATTAAACACTACTGGAGTTGCCAATGGAACAACAGTTAACTATACAATATCTGGTGCAGGCGTCAGCCGTGTATCAACAGCTTTAACTGGCAGCGTAACTGTAAACAGCAATACCGCTACATTGACCGTTAATACCACAGATGATGGAGTTTATACTGGTAACCAAACAATTACCGTGACATTTGATGCACCAGATGCTGACAATTGCGGGCAACTAGACACTACTGCAAGCATTACAATTAATGACAATGAAAGTGCTCCTCCTGCCAACACAACTTGCAGTTATGTCAGTGTGCCAGTAGTATGGTGCGGAACTTTTAATGGTAGCGATAATCAATTGCAATCCATGAGTGTTCTTAAGTATGCTTTATTGCCTGTACCATTAGCAGGCGAAGCATCAGTTAATGTGCCCACAGCAGTTTCAGTGACCAAAGGTAATCCCAGCACCATAACTGTAACTAGTACAACGGCAGTTGCCAGTGCTAATAACATGGGTGGAATACCATTTAATGTAATTTACAATTTTAATAGCGTAGGACTAAAAGGATTAATTACTGGAAGCCACTACACAATTTATGGATACTAATATGGAAACTTGTTGCCCAGAAAACCAGCCAGAACAGCAACTGGCTGTTGAAGAAGTAAAATTAACTGAAGAAGAATTTTATTTGGATAAAGAAAATCAAAGCCAATCTAGATTGGACATTTGCAAGGCTTGCCCAGAATTACGCGGGCCATTTAATAACTGTCGCCAATGTGGCTGCTTTATGAATATCAAAGTTAGAATTTATTCTAGTACTTGCCCACTGGGAAAATGGTAACCAAAACCATTATGTGATAGTTTAATCCATCTTAAATACGTGATGGATCAAAAAGAATTAATTAGCCGCTTAGAATCTGTTGCTGAAATTGAACAGATTAAGCCTAAGCGTTTGGCTAATATCAAGCAGGCTCGCGACGATGTTAGCGAAGTAGTTTACAATAATCAAGTTGTGGAACTTAGT